CAAGTGTAGTTCCTAATAATACATTTACAACTTATATAGGTGCTGTTCATTATTCAGGTGGTTCGCTTTATTCAACTTATAAAGAATATAACTTTGCGAGTATTGGGGACGGAACTATATTTAAAGATTGGACATTATACGGATTTACTACAAGTTTATACACCGCTGTATTTACTGGTAATGGTACATCTCAACCAACTTATGGTTATTATCCTTATGCCGGACATACTGATAATCCGTTGACACCTACTTACGATTTAAACTTTCAAACTAAATATTTAGATTATCCATTCTTAGGAACTTTTACTACTAACAATCTTTATAACCTATACCATAAAGCTTTTATCGATATGGTATCGGACCAAAATTCAAAAGTAGTAAAGGCTTATTTTAATCTAAGTGCAATAGATATAAAGAGTTTCACATTCAGGTCAAAAGTATTTATTAATAATACTTATTATTTAGTTAATAAGATAGTTGACTTTGACCCACTAAGCTCACAAACAACCTTAGTAGAGCTTATTAGAATGCCTTTATACAACGGATTCACTCCTGAGGTATATAATCCTGACAACGGGCCTAACTTAAGGCAATTAAGCGGAAATACTAATTTAGGAGGTAGTGGTAATAATAACTACGGAGCGGATAGTGCTGTTATCGGAGGTAGTGATAATTACATATCCGATGGAGCAAGGAATGTAAATCTAATTAATTGTTCGGGTGTAATAGTTAATAGTGATGTACAGAATTTCACGGGTGTAGGTTTAAATAACGAAGTGATAGAAGTACAACACTCAGGTGTTTCAATGTTACGTGGTAGCGTCGGAGGTTACACCAGGTTAGTAGGTACAGCAGCTTACACTACTGAGAATGTTCTATTATTGTATTCTGTTGGGTCCGGTTCTAAACTTTCGTTTGAGAATGGTATTACTAACTTTTTAAAGTTGCTTGATTCTAAAAATGTACTTGTAAATGTCTTACCGGCTTTTGTGAATATTTGTTTTATGATTTGATAAATAGGTATAGCCGGACGCATGTATCTCGTTTCCCAAGTATGCCCAAACATTTGAGATAAATTGTTAAACTGATACTGACCGTAATAAATTAACGGATATCTATACCCATAACCAGCTACTGTATTAACAAATGCTGAACCGTTCCAATTCTTTGGTGTGTTGCTTCCGTTGTATCCTGTTCCGTTCCAATCACCCCAAGAGCGTTGAATAGTTGACCTATCTAATGCGTGGTTAAAGTTATAAGAATAAGGATTAGAGTTTAAGTCGATGTCATCCGCTGAGTCATCGTTATTAGTTAATAGTTTATCGCCTATTTGTTTAAATAAATCACCACCTTCTCCTATTAAGTTACATGAATAAACATACTGACCAGTTTGTAAATTCATCTCTATTCTAACAATTTGAATAGAGCCTTTGAATATTCTATGCTCGTTTAAATAAACTTCGGCATCTGTTTTTTTATTAGGGTTAAAGGTTTGTAAATCTAAGTTAACATCGAATATAAACTCAAATAGCCTATCTACTGTTTTAACCGAAGGTAAAGAAATAGTTTTACTGAAATCAAAATCCCTAAATTCAGGTGTACGCATATCCGCTACCGCATAGGTTATCTTAATTCCTAAGTCCTGCATTACAGGTACTTCAGTTCCGGCTATAAATAGTTTAGTCATTTGTAAATTGTCTGCGTTCTGTTATTCCTTCGTTTACGTTAACTTGAAGGTTGATTAGTTTATCAATTTTGTTAGATTTGAACTCGTAAGTTGTATCCGTTGGTACTAACTTTTTATAATCCTGATATCCTGAGTTTAAAAACAATTCAGCAGTAGTGAATAAATCCTCTAATGCCAATACTTGAAAGTCCGATAAGTAATTAGATTGTAAAGTATGCGCCTTTTCGTACGTACTTGATAAAACTTTTCTTTGAATACTTAATGGTGGGCTTTTAGTATAGTTAGTTGTAAATGTACTGTTAGTGTATGAGGCCTCGAATTTATTTAACTGAGAATTATATGTAGAGCGTGTTATGTTGTCTTTTTTCTTATGGTTTCCGTACATGTTAATCCAGTCATAAGCTCCGTATCTATTTAAATAATAAAGTGGTTGATTATAGAATTTAGCACACGTTTCATCTATATCGAAGCGTATGGTTTTCGGAGTCATGTTTAAGTTAGAGTAGAATGTACAAGTATAGTAAGATTCAGTACCTATAAATAAAGGCGATGAACTTACTACGGGCGAAGTAACAGCGGTAAAGCTTGCAGGAGAATTAGCGAATAATTGCGTTAAACTTGCCACACCCATATTAATACATACGTATTTATTTGTAGTATTATAAGTATTATTAGGTGCTAATGTCGTATAAGAGTTATTAATAAAATAAGAGTTTAAAGCTGTTCCGCTCGAGTTATAAGTAATTAATTTAACCGTTGTAATATAATCCGCTGGACTCTGTAAAAAGTAAAGTACAGCATCTTGGTCGGTTTTTACTTTTGTTATAGTATCTAAGTTATTTAAAGCAGTTACTCTGTCCGTACCTACATTAACAAAATCATTCTCTTCGTATATAGCTCGTTCGCTCATATTTAAAGAACCGTTCCATGCTAATACTACATTACCTGTGCTTCCTGTGTGTACTGTTGGCGGAGTTCCGTATACTTCGTTAATGTCTACTATAAACTTTTCTATTCCACCTGTTACTAATTGCCATCCGTCAAGACCAAATGGATAATAATTTACTACGTGCTTTTCAGCTACTTGTCTTAAATTAAAATAACCTTTAAATGTAGTTGGATGTGGGTCAATGTTGAATGTGTAACTTGTTGAGCCTATTGTTACAACAACTTGAAATGACTCCGATGTGCTTGTTACGTTGCTTCCTGAGAACTCAAATTCTATATCATTGAATGCAGGGACTATCCGATGAGGTCTCTTGGTTATTGTGATTGCCATGTGTCTAAATTATTTTTAATTACTTTACCGTATTCTTGTCTTATTTTCTGCGCTAATATCTCTTGTCGTCCGTCGTTAATTACTTCAGTAAAAAAGTAATTAGCCTTATATCCGTTCTTTGCTATCTTCCTTGATATTAAAAAAGCCAAAGATTTAGAAGCTTTATCAAATGGCATCTTTTTTTCTTGAGCAAATTTACGTGCTATACCTTTTTTCTTTACCCAAGGTAGTATCTTATCTGAAGGTACTGGACCTGGTCCACGACCACCATCAACCCACTTCCAATACTCATTCATTGATACATCCATTTTTAAATCATCCTTTGGATACGTCAACTTGTATTTAATTGAAGCGGCTAACCTTGATTCCTGACCACCTCCGTAACTAACACCTTTATTTTTAAGTGATAATCTTAAGTCATTAACTAACTTAATCGCAAAATCTTCTATTATTTTATTTATGCTTTCCAATTTCAGCCTCCCAAGCTTCAATGCTTGCTTTGTCTTTTAAATACATTAATCTGTTTAACAATCTCCTTACATTCCACTTCATTAATTCCTCTTCTTTGAATGGGTCGTTGTCCGTTACTATGTTTAAAATGTGATACCATCCGTAGTGAGTTATTAATTTAGATTTAGTTCTTTCATGTGGTGGTTTATCTTCTCCATCGCTTGTTCCAAATAGGTCTGCATACGGGCGCTCAAGATTGTGGACACTTTGGAATAAAAAAAAACCGCTCCGTAAACATCGTAGCAACTTTTGCGCTTAATGAGGTCAGCTCTTCGGTTTATTTCATTCATTGAATCATCTTTATAGTTTCCCTCTTCATCTAACTTATCACTCTTAAATAAAGGCTTATACATTAAAGCTATTATCTTATGTAAATTCTGTTCTGTTTGTCCGTTACTAACATAATGCTTTAAAGATAGATAGCGTGAACTTGAAAACTTAGAAACGTCTAATAAAGCCTTATAAGGATATCCATTTAGCCAAATGATTTTCTTTACTGGTAGTTTAGGGTTAGGTTGGAATAAAAAGCTTATTTGTTTAAAGTAGTGTTGAAGTTTCCACAAAGGTAATGACTCATAATACCTTCTTGACTTATTTGTTAAATAAGATAATAAGCGTATACATTTGTCTACGTGGTCATCATCCGATTTTAGGATTTTGTGAACTCCTGCCAGTTGTTCTAACTTTATATCCTTGTAATTAGTTGGAATCATATTTATAAATACCTTTAATTTGTTTATTTGTCACAGGAAGGTTACTCGGGTTTGGTCAAGCTTATTTAAAGCGAAATATCTTAATGCTGCTATTCCGTGGTCGTTTATTCCGATGGGTTCTCCAGTTTGATTACCGTTCTTGTCTTTGGTCCACACATAACCCCTAAATTCTTTGATTACGTTAGTTGAGTCCTCGGTTATGTTAATTTTATACCGTTGAAGTTTGTCGATTGAGTTTCTTATTGAATCCGCTCCTTTTTTAGCCCCGTAGATATTCCTAAAACCCCCCCTATAAATATCCTCTATTGACTTTGGCTCGGCTGAATCCGCAATTATGTCTTTATACTTATCCACCCCTAACTGGTTCATTAAGTTAACTATGTCGTTATTTGTTAACCTTGTCTTATAAATTAACTCTTTAACGTAAAGCTCGGAATTGAACCTATAAACCGAAATTAATGCTGTTGGGTCATTAGTGAATCCAAAGTCAAGTCCGTAACCTAATAATTGTGCTTCCGTTGGGATGTCATTAACTATATTCCAATTCTCAAATATAACACCCTGTAAGTTACCGATATTACCAAGTCCGTAAACATTCCAAAGATTAGCCCAATAATTATTCTTAATAGTTCCATCCTCGTAAAATCCGTTATGCTTATATAACATGATTTCGGACCTTTCATTATCCGATAATAACTCATTATCCTGAAAAGTTAGTTGTAAAAAATCACAATCCTCACGTCCTATGACATCCGTATCAATATAAAACTCAGCATCAGGGTTATAATCAGCATATACCTGACCGGCACGTGAAGCTACTTGTCTATAACTTTCAAAATCTATTTTGTTAACCTCATTAAAATAAGCTACATCACTTCTAAGGCCCTTTCCGACATCGGACTTATCTAAACCTATAAATTTAATAAAAGAGCCATTAGGGAATCTATAAAGCGTTCCGGCTATGAATCTCGACTCATTGTAAATACCTATCTGCCTCATTAGTTTAACAAAGTCCTTAATAACTGTTAAACGCATTTTAGTTAACTCCGATGATAAAATAAGAATCTCACGTCCTGCCTTGCTTGAAGCGTGATTAATTAATAGAATAAGTATGCTTATTGTTTTACCAGCCCCCTGACCACCCCTTATGACTTTAATACGCTTTTTAAGAGCTGCTATCTTGCGTAATGAGGTTGTCTCTTGAATCATCCAAAGGGTCTATGTTTAAAATACTTATTGAAGTGTTGGTAGTGGTTTCGCTCTGCTCTTTTAATCCGTTTAGTCTTGCCACTAAATTAGGTGCTTTATATTTACCTGTAATAGTTCCTGATACTTGGTCTTCTTCCCATTCATTTCTTATACACGTAACGACATCCGAAAATTCCTCGTATTTATTTGATAGATAGTCTTTTATGGATATTTTATATTTCCTAAATACAAATGACTCAAATCCTGATTTTAAATAAGGTTTTTTAATGTACTTATCTACTATATCCCCTTTAACAGTTACTATTTGTTCTTTATCTAAGTGGGTATCAATATACTTTTTATATTCATCCCAAAACTTTAAAAGCTCTTCAGGTGTTTTCATGTTTCTTGGTCTTCCTACTTTCATTATAAAGTTTCATCCTTGACCTCTTGTTGGTTTTGTGTTTTTGTCCTTTGGTCCTTTTCTTTTTTTATACTTGCCTACTTTTCTTTTGCCAAAGTTTAACTTATTATTTACTTGTTTATCCTTTTTCATTTAAATAGTATTCCGATGTTAGGTAGTTCCGATATCACATCAGGGTTATTGTCGTAGTGTTTATCTATTCCTAATTCTTTAATCTTTTCAACCTTAGCTTTATTACTTCCGGTAGCGTATACTCTTGACTCAGGTATATTTAACATTTTAGCGGTACTTAACATTCCTTTTTTATCGTGACGTGCTGAGATTATGTATAAAGTTTCTTTTTTAGAGTCCGCTAACATCTTGCCTCTTTGAGTGCTTAACACTCCGTCGTAATCAAAACTAATCTTTTGACTTGCTAATTTTTCCTCCCATTTAGATTGACATATAGCATACCGTTGGTCTGTTTCGTATTGTTGCATATCATCAAATGACATACACCTATTTATAAATTCATCTTTGGTTTCTGATTTACTCGGTATTGGCATAAATAAAGCTCTTATTTGAAATATATCATTCACTCTTTAATAACTCTCTTTGTTTTAAAAGATAGTCCGCTAACCACATGTATTCCTCATTAGTTAGTTTTTGAGGTAATCTCAACGGACGTCCGGAACGTTCCTCTTTTAATTGTTCAGCGATAATATATAACCTATCCGCTATTGAGTCGAGTTTATTTAGTTGCTCAGTCATTCTTTTTTTTCTTTTTATTTTCTTGAGTTGAATACCATACTAACATATCCGATATACAATCAGGACATCCGTTAATCTTAAATCCGGTAGTTTCCTCGTAATATGAAATTAAAGGGGCTACAAGTCCGTTACCTACGTTAATCTTTTCTCCGATACTTAACCAAGCATCAAATGTTTGTTTGTGTTGGTTATAGTAATTAAGTGATTCAGTTGAGTTCATTTTTAAATCTGTTTTTAATTATTTCAAATCCTTCTTTATATCTTTTACTTAAAGTATTACGTCCGATACCGGTTTTACGTTCTATGGAGCGTAAACTTTCATCCTGGGCCTGAAGGGTTATAAGCACAGGAACTAATGTTTCTCTATTTTTTAATATGTCGTTAATTATAAGTGAAGCTTGTTCTATATCGTATTCGCCCTCTGAGTCCGATGGTATGTCCTGAGTTAATTCTAAATTACATACCTCAT